TTAAAAGACTATAGCAAGTTGTATGTAGACTGTGAAGCAGGACATGCAGCAGAGCTATCTGATTACTTCTCATTCTATGTTCCAGGTTATAAGTTTATGCCTGCATATAAGAACAAAGTATGGGATGGAAAGATAAAGCTTTTTAATCGCATGAACGGAGAGCTTCCTGCTGGGCTATATGCTTATTTAGTAAAGTTTGCAATTGAGCGATCTTATTCTGTTGACACAGAAGAGTCTGATTTTGGATTTCCGGTACCGGCTGCTGAACCTCTTCAATCACTACCTGATCTACTTTCTGACGCAGGGCTTCCATTTCAGCCTCGAGACTACCAATACGATGCCATTGAAACAGCCCTAACAAGATCTCGAGCAATTCTTTTATCTCCTACAGGTTCAGGTAAATCATTTATAATTTATCTCATAGCTAAATATTGGTTACAGTATATAGAGAAATCAAAAGCTGACCGAGTACTTGTTATTGTACCTACTACATCTCTTGTTGAACAAATGCATCAAGATTTTATAGACTATGGAATGAGCGAAAATGAACTACATAAAATATATTCAGGCCGAGATAAAGTCACTAATAAACCTATTATTATTAGCACCTGGCAATCTATTTATAAGCTTCCTAGAAAATGGTTTGAACAGTTTGGTATGGTACTTGGAGATGAGTGCCACGGATTTAAGTCAAAGTCTCTCTCCTCGATTATGAACAAAGCTACCCTAGCTAAATATAGGTATGGGTTCACAGGCACATTAGACGGTACATTAACTCATAAGCTAGTACTTGAAGGATTATTTGGTCCAGTATATCAGGTTACTACTACAAGGAAATTACAAGACAACGAAACTTTAGCACCGCTAGATATTAAAGTACTACTATTAAACTACACAAAAGAAGTAAGAGAAGATTTTGGAAAGAAAACTTATCAAGAGGAAATTGACTTCATTATTGGAAATACTGGGCGTAACAGGCTCATTTCTAATCTGGCTTTATCTGCTAAGGGAAATACTCTTGTCTTATTTAACCGTGTGGACGCTCATGGCAAACCTCTCTATGAGTTGATAAATAGTAAGGTAGAAGAAGGACGTAAAGTGTTCTTTGTATCTGGAGAAGTAGATACATCAGACAGAGAAGCAATACGTAAGATAGTAGAGAAGCAAAGCAATTCAATCATTGTAGCATCTCTTGGTACATTCAGTACTGGTATTAATATACGTAACCTACACAATATTGTATTTGCGTCACCTTCTAAGAGTCAGATTAAAGTTCTACAGTCTATTGGACGAGGACTAAGAAAATCAGATAACGGACAGACTACTACGTTATATGATGTTGCTGATGATCTACATTGGAAAGGCAGAAAGAATTATACATTACTACACTCTATTGAACGAGTAAAGATATATGAGAAAGAGCAATTTAATTACAAAATGATAAAGGTGGATATTAAATGAGTTACACACAGTTTAAATTAGCTAATGGTGATGAGATAGTAGCTCAGGTCGTCCAAGAGCCTGAAGGAGATGACTATAACGTTGTAATAAGAAATGCAATGATGGTAGTTAGATCAGAAGCTCTTAGAGATGGCTTTAGATATTATTCATTCAGACCGTGGATGTCTTTTCAACTTGAAGATGAATATCTACAGCTATTAAACTTTAATCAGATTATTGGTGAAGCTAAACCAGCTAAAGTTCTTTTAACTCAATACTTCAAAGCAATTGAGAGTGAGCAGGATATAGAAGCTGATAGTGATGTAGATAACTTAAAAAATATTAGACGCCTTGTAGCTGACCTTCAATCTGATTATCAAGACTCAGATCAAGACAATGTTATTTCTCTATTCGATAAGGACAAGTTACACTAATGGAAGATACAGACGCTTATTTAAAATATCCTAAACAACGTAAGTGGATGAATAAGTTATGGTTAGCTGAAAAGTTTGGCTATGTTTGTGGCCCTGCAGGAGTAGAAATACCAGAGACAGGAACGTATGTTGTAAGACCTATATATAACTTAGCTGGTATGGGAGCGTGTGCATCCGTACAAAAGTTAGCTAAAGGAGATTATACTTCTATTGCACCCGGTTATTTTTGGTGTGAATACTTTGATGGTAAACATTACTCTGCTAACTATGAATGGAAGATGAATGACCTTGTAGGTGGTAAATGGGTAGGACTTAACTGCTGGGAAGGTATTAACATGCCTATAAACCTATCTAAGTTTATTGAGTGGAGAAGGTCTGATCATATACCTACGTTACCTCATTCGTTCAAAGCACTAGGAGAGAATGTAACTCATCTTAACGTAGAGTTTATTAATGATAAACCTATAGAAGTTCATCTTAGACTATCTCCATCCAGTATACGATCATATGATTCCTGTATGGGCATCAGACTTTGGTAAGAAGAAAGAACATATGGAGTTACACGGTTTTGAGTTACGGACTGTAAAACGTGAAAAATAACGGTGAA